TAGGTGCTTCTTTAACTTTTTTACCTTTTGTATCTTTTTCAGCTTTAGCAAGACTGTCTAATATAGCTTGGTTCACTCCTTGAACCATTTCTGTAGCGTCTGATTTGCTAACCTTTAAAGTTACCTTGTATTCTCCAAGTTCACTAAATCGAACATCTGGTTTTACAAGGTGTGGGTAAATTGCTTCCGAAGCAACACTAACCTTTGTTGTTATTGTATCACTCATATTTATCTCCTTATGTGTTGATTACTAACTGCTGTTCAGTTAGCTATAAGGGGAACTTAATATGCAGTAGTGCATACATATAAATAAAACAAATCTATATGCAAAAGAATACAGATTTCTTGACTTCTTCTAAATCAAGGTTTCCTTTAATTGGCATTTTAGGAAATTTCTTTAGGTTCTTTTCAGACAACATAGCTTTCATTTCATTTGACCAATTTAATAAAATATCATTACTATATATTTCACAAAATGCTTCACGAACTGCATTTGCCATTATTTTATTTTCAGGTGCAGTACACCCAAAACTATCATGTATCATACTAAAGTTATCAACACCTGCTTCTTTTGCTTTAGCAACTCCTAGTAAAAGTACAGAACTGTCTAAACTGTGAATCAGATTTGGACAGCAAGATTGAGCCACTCGTCTTTTGTCAATCACATCTGTTTCAGAAGCTATAGACAATTTAACTATGCTATCTCCCATTTTAGTTTTAACTCTTTTGCTTTCTTTTTTATAACAAAGCATCTGAACTGGAAAACCTAATGGTGTAGTCCAACATACAGGTAAGTTTTCTGATGCAACTAGTCTAGCAATGGTTTTTAAATATTCCATTATCTCTCTAGCTTTAACAACAACATCATTTATAGCTTCCCAAACTATAGGTGTTAAGTAAGCAGTAGCTTTAAATAGGTCTTCTCCAAACTCATGTAGAGTACCTCTTTCTGCTAACTCTTTAACTACATGGTCTTCTAGATATTGTCTGCACGAATACCTTGTTAATGAATAAGGTAAGCACATAACTGGCTTCTTACAGATTTTTCTATCTATTCCATAAGTTAACCATTTATCAGCTAGTTCTTTGTTGTATAAAACATTAACTGGTTGTTTAGGTTTATCACTTGGGTGATGTCCTATTTCACTTATAGCTTTTAGTTTTTCAGTAACTTTAATTGCTACCAAATTATAAACATCATTAGGTTTATTACTTGGTAATAAGTTTGTGGCCTGACCACCTACTTCATCACGCATCATTGCTGAATAGTGTTGTAGGCCAGAATTACTACAGTCAGCTTGAATAGGTAGCGTTGTTATAAAACTACTATCAAAATTGCTATCACTATAGGCTTTCATTTCATAACAAAATGCAAGGAAACAAAAAGGTTTATCTGCATCTGCCCACCAAGTGTATTCTAATGGTCTGGTTGCACACTCAATAATTCTTTCCATGTTATCTTTTATCCAACCAACTCTTACAGGTAGTTCGTCTTTATCAACTTCTCCAAATAATCCTGCACCTGCTATTGCAATAGTTTCAAAATTATCTCCAATTCTTTTTCCGAATTTAAAAGTTAATAAAGCTCTAGAATAATCTGCAGACTGGGGACTTAACATTGCAGGTTTAGGATATACACGACTTCTAAAGTCTAATTGATATGGATAGAAGAAACCTTTTTTCTCTAAAAGCATACCTGCTTCTTCCATGATTTGTCTTACCTGAATAAACTTAGAGTTTTGTTTGGCTCTACCTGAATAAACTTTAGACGCTTCTCTTTTCCATTTAACTAGAGCTTCTTTATTTGTAGAAATATCTACAGGTTTAATTGGTAACTCTATTGTGTGTGGATTGACTGGTAACTTTCCTAATGGAAAATCATTATCCATACATTTTTTAATAACCTCATATACAGGTTTATTAATTACCCACTCAGTATGTTGCATGATATTTACCGACTGGTAAACGACTGGCATTTCTTTTGTTAGGTTTTTTAGTTCTTCTAAGTATCTTCTATTTGACGCTTTTACTAAATTGTAGTGCATTATTTATTCTCCTTATTAATTGATTGACTGATTTCTTTAGCTGACTGCTGTTTGTAATTATGTTTCTTTCCATAATATCCACCAACAAATGGGTTCTCCCATTCTCTCGGTGGCATTAACATAGGTAAGTATTTTGGAAAGAGAGCTTCATTCTTAATATTGAAGTTCTTAATTTCCTCTATAATTTTAGGTGTAGCTTCCACATAACAAATAGTCTTAATCTTATTGGACTTTCTGTTTTGATGTTTTACTAGACCTAGTTTTTCACAATATGAAACAATCTTAACTCCAAGATGTAGTTGGTTCTCTTTTGACCAATCATCAAACTGGAGATTGTGCTTGTTCATACAGTATGTCCAAACCTTACGCTTATGGAGATACCTGTTAGCGTTCTGTGGTATATTCTTACCAGTTAGTCTTTTAGCTATTTGATTGTATTTATCTTTTTCAGCATCTTTAAAGATGGTTATTTTAGCTTCCAACATTAAAGCAGTACCTATTTTAATAGCTAACTTATTCAGGGTGCTTTCAGCAGAGATACCATCTATCACATTCTTCAATGCAATAAGGCTTACAGTGTCCCAGACATTAGGATTATTCGTAGTGAACTCCTCGTTTATAAATGCCGATTTTGGAAGACATTGGCATAATAGCTTTAAAGCTGTCTGCCTATTACCTGCTTGTCCTGAAGTCATTGTCTTGACCTCATTATTAATTAAAGCAGATAATTCAGTTATATATTTCTGCTGTAATACTATGCCATATAAAGTTGTGCTTTCTTGACTATCAACAACTGCATTTTTAATCAGCTTTTGATACCTAGTAATCCCACCTCTAATCATGGCTTCTTCGAAGGCTATTTCTTCTTCAATCTTAGCTATATAGTCTTCTGTATTTTCATTCCTAAATTTACCACCTACTCCAACCTTCACTAATTCTTCAAGCTGTTGTTGTAATAAAGTCTTTTGTTCTGATGTACTCATAGTGTTCTTATCCTTAAAGTTAAGTACATGCACTGGTGGTTCTTGTTGCAATAAAAATACAGCAAAGAAGTAGTTTTGTTGCATTTGTTGCAGAAACTATTCACTAGTGCATACACTGATTGTTTAAAAAAAAGACGTTGGTATTGAAGAAGAATATGCAGAAGTGAATGTATGTGTGTGGGGTGGTTCTTTCCTAAGACTAACCATTTTCGAAAAAACCACGCCCCACTTAACTTTTTAACTTCGTAATTGCAACTTCTTTTATCATTTGCAACATCTCGTGCAACATTTTTTAATGGTCTAGTATTGTTGCTTTCACTAGTTTTCGTAACTAACAAATCAGGTGTCAAAACTAACGCAACTACCAATCTGCTTCTCGTAGGGGTGAAAGGACTCGAACCTTCACATCTTGCGATACCAGTTCCTAAGACTGACGTGTCTGCCAATTCCACCACACCCCCATTACGACTTGATGAGTAATTAGCATTGTTCATAAATTAAATCAATCCTTTAGAGTTATGACCATAGTTACTGTTTTGGTTATCTAAATAACTATCAAACTGTTCGTCTGATATTTCAGTTAACTTAACAGCACGTTCCATACCCTTATCAGTAGTTTGAATGTAATACTTTTGTGCAGTTTCAGTACACGCATGTCCCATCATTCTAGCTATGATTTTTGGATTAATTCCTCTTTCAGCAAGTCTAGTACCAAACATTCGTCTGGTTACATAAGGTGTAAAATCTGCAACACCAAATATGTCTCTATACTTTTTGAAAAGAGCTTCTATCTTATGCTTGGAATGTCCAAACATTCGTTGACTTGTTTTTGAAAGTGCAACATCTTTATATCTTGTAGCAATACTCCATGCTCTTTTAGATAAAGGAATGTTTTCACTATACTCTTTTGTTTTTTCTCTCCAAAAACAGATTGTCTTTTTCTTCCAATTAATATCTTTAATTGTAAAAGTAAGCATCTCTGTTTCATATCTCATACCAACGTCAACATTCCAAGCAAACTCATCAGCGAACTCATGGTCTCCACGCTTTTTCATTTCCTCAATCATGTTGTTTTCTTCCTCTTTATTTAAGACATTCTTTTTCTTAATTGCCTTAACTTTAAGGTTCTTCCAACCATAGTTAGCAACTTCTCTAGGGTCAGTGTTCATCACTTTATCTTTGTGCATCAAGCCATATGCAATAGCATAAGCAGTACACACTCTAACTATCATGAACCTTCTGTTGGTACTAGAGTTGTTGTAAGTGCCACGATTATTCATTTTTCGTTCAGTAATTCTTTTCTCCATGAACAAAATAAAATTATCGTAGTTTACTCTTTGGTGCAGTTCTTCCATTGTCATACTTTTAGGAAAAAATGCAAACAGGTCTTTAGCATAAATATCCACAGTTTTTTGCTGTGAGCTATTTTCCCATCTAGATTTATAAACTAAATCAAAGACCTCTCCTATTGTTCCAACACCTCTTTGCTTAGGAGCTTTAGTACTCTCTACTCCATGAACAGCGATATGTTGAATAGCTAAAAGTTTTTCTTTTTTAGCTTCTTCTAAAGCAGACAGAAAACCTTCTGTATACTCTTTATCTGTAGCAGGATTTTTAACGCTGAACTTAACAGTTCTAGCATCAGCAATCGTATGCTCCTTGCCTTCTGCGTCTATTACTTTTTTTCTAGTTTGCACAATAAAACTATCAAACTTCTTTCCTTTACGAAGTCTAATGCCTGATGGCAACATACTAGTAAGTGCGACTTGTACCATATTATCTACCCCCCTTGTTTTATGTTGATTACATTTCTCATTTCTCTAGCATGAATTTGCTCAACGTCTGTTGAACCAATCAAATGCTTTTGAAATGTTTTACCTGCTGAAGAAAGCTTCAACCAAGTAAATCTTCTATCTGGCGAATACACACTGTCTACATATTTACAAAGACCAAGTGTTTCCGAAAGATAACTCAGAGTTCTACTCAAAGATGATTGTAAGATATGTCTTCCAAAAATCTTCTCGTAGTTTGCTGAGATGTTTCTTGTGTTCATTGCATTTTCATTCATGCAAAGTAGTGTTTTAAAAACTGCAATGTAGTGAAATGGTATTCCATTCCCATGCAGGTTTTTTCTTGTTTGCTCCTCGACCTTACTAATCTTATCTAGAAATAGTCTGTCGAAGTGAAGGTTATGAATTACCTTCTCTATACTTAGAGCCATCATTTTCCTTTCCATTTTTGCTAAATTGCAAAACAGAATTATTATGATGTTGCTGAGTGGTAATCGATACAAGAGCCTTAACTACTTCATCTCTTGGGTCATAGTCAGTTGTAAATAACTCGCAAACATTACTATCAACTTCTTCTAGTTTTCTACTAAAAGAATATTCAATAACGACATCTCCTATTTTCAACGTAACAGACCTCTCATAATCATCTTCATATACTAGCTTTTTGATGTATGGATATTTGGTTGGAGATGGTCTTACAGCTCTAATAAAATAATCAAAATTATTTTTATCATTGAAGCTACGACCCCACGCCCATACCTTACATATACCATGTGCAAGTATTGAAGTTATCTGTGTTGTTAATTTAGACATTTTTTTATTTACTTTATTCAACATATATATCATTTTCCTTTCCATGCACAAGTGGTTTCATTAGTGGGTTTAATATATCTACGAAAAAATAGATAAAGTGCATTGTTTTGTTAGTACCATATTTGATTAA